CGCAAGTGTTACATGGTCAGCTGATCGATGGCACTGGTGATTGAGTGAACGCCCGAAGCTGCGAGTCCATACGGACCCGGCAGCACAGCCAAGCCTCCGGAGACGGATCTGATGATATCAAGAATCCTCTTCCAGAAGTTTGCGTTGTCCAAGTAACAGACACCGATCGGGAGTTCTTGAATGATCTTCCGATACACGGCCACGGCTTGTTCATCCCTGGGTGAAAAGGTCGTGTACTCGTACAATCCGCTCCCCGGATTGATGATGTACTCGACGCAGGCCCAGGTCTTTATAATAGCCGTGTCGTTGGTGTTGTCCCCGACACCTGAAACCTTAATGCACACGGTCTCGAATTGTTGGTCGAGACCCGGCACGTAAGGAGTGCCAACTAACTGACCGAAGTCTCCATTGGTGTCCTCTAGAGTGCGAGGAAGCGATTTGGAGTTCTCAATTATACTCTGGAATTCAAAAGTCGAGGACTGGTTGTAGGCCCCGGTGTAAACTCCTAAGTTAAAAGGTCCGGTGTATTGGTTGGCGTTGGTGTTATTGCAGCCCTGTAGGCCGAGAAGATTGATGTTATCTCCAACGGTCTGGCCCTGCGCTATGGAAGTGGTGAGCATGATCTTAAACGCTTGAACAGTTCCTGTCCAGCTCATCGCGTTGGTCGTTGGGACCAACTCAAAATGGTTAGACACGAATCTGAACTTCGTAATAATATCCGCCGCTTCCTTTCCGTTAGCGTCGGTTCCGAACAGGGATTGCAAATCCGAGTATGGTTCTGCTGTGAAGGTCGTGGTGGCCACAATGGGCGCACCAGGAGCTACCTCTGCTTTGAAATATGCTACTCCTGGAACAGGGGCGAGTATGAAATACACGTCCTTGCTCGCATTGAAAGTAGTCGCCTGTATTAGGCGATGTTTCTTGACTAAAGACTGACCCTCGAAACTGTCGGGCACTCCTTGTATCCTGGAGGCCTGAAAGTCGGGAGGTGCAAAGGCGCATTTCAGGAATGCCAAACCGTCGGATGTTAATCCAACAGTTCTCATAGCCCTTCTGACGCCATTGTTCAGTCGTTGTACAGAGGCACTGGGACCATTACTAATGCCCATTGGTTGTGGCATTATGTATTTGTAGGTCTGCAGCTCCGAGCTGTCTCGCATCACTCGTCGCCTAGCTCTTCGACGAGCTGAGCGCGATGGTGCACTTGCGGCAACTTTATTAGAGAGTTGTTGCTTAACTCTTGGTTTTGGTTGCGAGTTCATGGTGATGTATAGGCTCTATTCAAGCTCATAATGAGGCCCCTCCACCTCAAACCATCCCACTCTCTCCAACTCCTTGAGAATGACCTCATAGTCGGGGTGGTCTCGCATCTCGTCTGCGAAGCCGAGCATCAAGAGATGATACTCCATAAAGCTCTCGGGCTCATGATGCAAAAGGTTCATGACCATCTTCGCCTTGTTCACCGGGTACGAAAATCCGTCCCCGTAAACGCGGCTGCAAAACTCGAAAGTTTCGCCGACTGGTGTGTATTCCTTGCATCTGATTCCGTACTCCATGTACTTCTGAGGCGCACCTTCGACGGTATTCTCGACGGTGTCGTCTCCTGCAGCTGCGGTTTTCCTCGAACCGATGAGATCGGCTATTCTGACGCGCATAAATGAGTTTCCTCTACTAGTGCGCAGTTTTCCAGAATTAACGATCCCCTCGTACGAGGGCATGACCATCTCTCCGTCCGAGAACTGGTAGATCGATTGAGATTCGAGCATAGCCTTAACTCGCATCAAGTGTTCCCACTGGGGGGACACTTGATTACAGAGCTTTATTATGCTTTCGGCTTCATCCAAAATCTGCCATTCCTTGACTCCCCAGTCCCAGCCCGATACGTCAGCGTATGACATGTCAAGGCCGCATTGGGTGATGTCGTCGTAAACGGCTTGGTTGGACTCAGGAGTGAATCCTATGCCTGGTTTGGATGGAATGTCTTTCCAGTTCTGTATTTCCAATTTGCAGATATGTCTGGAGAGCAACATCTCGATCATTTTGTCCGTTAGTGAAACGGACATGATCAAGCGAACTCTGCCCTCCTCCAGTTTCTGCACCTTGTGAGGCTCGTTCTTGACGAACACCCTCACGGGGTCCATCAGGTTGGAGTCAAGTCTTTCCTGCCTGCCCATTCTCGCTAGGTCTTGTGGGCGCAAGGAGAGCAAACGCTCCACCCTGTCGAGTACTATGTCGTTGAATCGCTCACCGAACTGACTCAGAAACTGGTCATTTCGGTTAGCAACCCCTGCATGAGGAACTCCAGGGCTAGCATCTGCTTTTACGAAACAGAGCAGGTCATCGATTGCCTTGCTCCATTCTTCTCTGTTGTAATTGAGAAGGTGTTGAGGTAAGTTGTGTTTTATGTACAAGGGAAGAAGCCTAGCATCGGATTCTTCTATTTCTTCGGGGGTTGGGACCCTGAAGTTCGTGATGTGTTTGTCGCATTGCAACTTGAAGCTGATCTTTTCTGCTTCGGCGCTCCTGTCGGGCCATCCATACGTTGCGTACTCTGGGTTGAGCTGCTTGATGGCCTGCCATCGTGCACTTTCTGGCTTGATGCTTGCTCCGTGCATGCGGATGCGACTTTGTCCGATCTTGACTGATTTGCGAGAGAACGCCTCTGGTTCGCACCACTCGTAGTAGTCGCCCCAGTCTGCGCTGGGGCCTTGGAGTTTAAAGGAACCTGTGTTTCCTTCATTTTGTTCTCCTTGGCCCGTTGTCTCCTTTTCGCGCTCTTCGATATAACTTCGACGTTAGCGAGCGGCACCTTTCGCAGCGAACCGCAAAGGCAACCTTCTCGTTCGGAGCGTTCTGGATCGAACTCCATCCGTTGCTGATAGAGTACATCTTTCCCATCGACTCTCTCTATCTTAGCATAGGGCGTGCATTTCAGATCCTCCTTCCACTCCTCACAGCCGTTTACGCGCAACTCCTGTGCGCAATGCTTCTCTATCCGGACAGTTTGCTGTTCCGGCGGAGCGATCGCGTTCAAGTCAGGCCACAAAGGCATGTATTTGGGCGGAGCACTGGGCTTGGAAGCTAACAACGCGCTAACGCGGTCTGTAACCAAAGCTTCAATGTAGTCCGCCATAACTTTGTCCTTTATCAGGTCCTGCACAAGGTCGGGCAGCTGGCGAATTGCTTCGTTAAGTCCAATTTCTCTTTCTTGGCCACTTTGCCTTTAACCAAAGCAAAGCCGCAATTCACGCAGCCGTACCCCTTCTCCTTGTGGATGGTGTAGCATTTGCTACAAGTCCAAGGACTCTCCTTCCTCTGCCTCCCGCGCTTGATAACACTGCCGATGTTCGATCCAGTTTTACCGGCGGGGGTTTGGTAGATCCTCGCTTGGCGACTGTCGTCGTTGTATTTACTACGCAGCTTGGTGGTGACCAGTTCTTCGATCTCGTCCATCTGCATAGCCCAATCTTTAGTCTTGCTGTAGTAATTGATTGGGTCCTCGTACTCCACTTTGATCATACGGAAAATTTCCATTTCCTCCTTGATCTCTCTCTCAATCTCCTCTTCCTTTTCCTCATCTCGCTCGTCTTCATCATATTCCTTGAGGTCGTCCTCGGCATGTGCGATGTCATTGCCGACATTTGACTCCTTCTTGCAATTCCTGAAGACTGGGGGAATCACTCCCACATTGCACTTGAGACTTGCGTCGTGTTCTAAGTGCACGCCAACGATTTGAGATCGCGCGTTTAATATGGGGGCTCCCGAGGTTCCGGAGATCGTACTCGCGCCGTATTTGATGTGCCACGGCTTGGTTTCGCTCATTGCAACAGACGCGCTCGACACGCACGGTTTGCCTTCAAAGCACTGATAGATCATAATGGGCTCTCGTGGTTGTGCTCGAGAGCTCCATTGGCCGATCTTTAGTCCCAGAGTAGAAAAGACAAAGCTAGGCATTTCCAGAATGACGAAATCCAGGTCGTCAGACGGGGACGCGACTAGAACGCGGGAACGGACAGAGTCCATTCTCACGCTCTTGTCACCTTTTGTCATGCTTATCAGTCCTGCTCTATTGTACTCTAAAACGTGGTACGCTGTTAGGATACAATCTTTGTTTTGGAACTTTATCCTGCTGAAGTGTCCAACCAACGTTCCCTCAACTTCAAATTGGCCTTGAAATTCGGGAACCTTGTCCACCTTGTACAATTTGGAGGAAGACAGGATGGTCTCTTTGACCACTTTGACTGGGGAGCCCTCTTCTCTTTCGGGCCCCGCAACAAAGTTCAAACGAATCATGTCCTCCGCCTCGTGTCTTTTGTCAAGATAGACGCGCTTGCCATTTCCTGCTTCTAGATAAACGCCATCCGAATCCGTAAAGGCCCGAGAAGTGACTCGAGTGATTAGCTCTACTTCTTCTCCCGACCCTTTGTAGATTTGGATTCTCCTTTTATCCTCTCTGCTCAATTGCCACGCTCTATATCCGTTTCTTATTTTGACTAGAGGCATCATAGCGCACAAAGACATGCAGCAACTCATCCTCTCTATCAAAGCACAGAAGTATCCTAAAACGCGACCAAACATTCCGCAGACGAAGCAGACCACCGTCCACAATCCTTTGAACAAAGGCACTCCGACTCTGATGAGCAAAACTAGGCTCCCCACTGCGGCTGCCAACAGGATTAGGGATCCTAATCTCGTTTTCAACAGCTCATTCACTGGGTGTCTGGCTACAGCCACTACCTCGTCGAAGAAAGCCTGTGTGACGTTCGCAATTATCGCTTCCTCCTTTCTGATGACATCGAGGATTTGGACGATCTTGTCGTACACCACAGGCTTGCCTTTGTTGTCCCAAGTCTCCTGCGCTTCCCACGGGCCAAAGCCCTCCCTTCTCACGCGGGCGACAGCAGTGTTTCCACCGGCCAGTGTGCTAGACAAGGCTGCAGGGGCGTAGAACGCCACAAGAGCCACTATCAGCACACTCACTTCTATTAAACTAATTCTTTCAATCTTCGGCATGGTATTTATTGTTAGAATTTTCAAAATTTTAAATTTCAGAATTTTAAATTTAGTTAGTG